GTTGAAGAAGATGCCCCGGTTGAAGAAGATGCCCCGGCCCCGGTCGAATCGCCGAAGCGCCACCTCGAACTCGCCGTAGTCCTGGTGGAGGACGACGAGGTGACATTCAAAATCGTCGAGCAGACGCACCGGAACGGCAAGTTCAGCCAGCAGGCCAATACCGATGAGTTCAAAGCCTGCAACGGAATCGGTCTGATGTCGTACTCCGTCCCGCAATGGTCGTCCCCTGCCTCCGCGCTGTACTGTCGTGGAGAGGGCAAGGAGCAAGACAATAACAGGCTCACCTGCACCGCCGACGAGTTCGCCCGAATTTGCGAAGCGGTGGCTGATTATAACGAAACGGACGGCAAGGGATGTGAACCCCGGTGGCCGAAAGAGGGAGATCGGTATTTCTACGTTACGGCGTTCGGTACGACAGGTGATCTCGTATTCGGCGGGGACAAATTCGACCGCATGATGCAGGATTTCGGCAATTTCTTCCGCTCCGAAGCAGAGGCGAAAGCGGCCCTTGAGCGGGTCAAACAGGCGCTGAAGGGGGACGATGACCTCCGGTGATCCGCTGGAAGCCGCCGCGATCCACTGTCCCTGCCCCAAATGTGGCTCTTCCGATGCGTTAACCGTGAATACAGACGGCTCGACGAAGTGCTACAGTTGCGGGACGTTCACACCGGGGAGCCGCCCGGAGATCGCCGTATCAAAGGCACTCTCCCGGTCGATGCTGCATCCCGATTGCGACACGCCGGACCTCGAAGCGCGCAAGCTCAAGCGTGAAACGCTGCGGCAGTTCGGCTACTTCATAGCGAGCAACAAGTTCGGGGCGAAAGTGCAGGTTGCCCCTTATTACAGCGGCGGGGAACTTGCGGCTCAGCATCTGCGCGGGGCCGACAAGCATTTCAGTTGGCTCGGCAGCACGGGGAAGCTGGAGTTGTTCGGCCAGCACCGCTGCCGGGGCAAGGGGCCGCTCCTTGTGATCACCGAAGGGGAGATCGACGCGATGAGCGTGGCGCAGGCTTTTCCCGGCGTGGATGTGGTTTCCCTGCCGAACGGAGCGGATTCCGCAGCGAAGTACGTCGGTCAGAACCTGGAGTTCATCGAGGGATACAACGAGGTCGTGCTGATGTTCGACAATGACAAGCCCGGTCAGAAAGCCATCGATGCTGCCGCTTCCCTCATCACTCCCGGGAAAGCGAAGGTCGTCGGCTGGCCGGGAGACGTGAAGGATGCCAACGATCTCCTGAAGGCGGGCCGGACAAAGGAAATCCGGGAGCTTATTTATCACTCCCGCGTCTACCGCCCCGACGGCGTGGTCGCAGGATGCGGAATCGCGCTTTCGGAGCTGATGAAACCGATTGCCGAGGGGGTTCCGTATCCGTTCCCCCGGCTGCAACGGAGAGTCGCGGGAGGGCGCAAGGGCGAAATCACACTGTGGACGGCGGGTTCCGGGATCGGCAAATCAACGCTGACCCGCCAGCTTGCCTACAGTTACCGCAAGCGTAATTTACGCATCGGCATGGTCTATCTGGAGGAGAACATCCGGAAAACTGCGGCGGGCTTCATCGCGCTCGACAACAACATTCCGCTCTTCCGGCTCCGTAGCAACCCGAAGATCATCCCGGAATCCGCCTACCGCGACAGTTACGACAAACTCATCGCCGGAGACGGGCTTTTCTTTTATGACCACTTCGGCAGCCTCGACGCGAAGAACCTGCTCGGGAAACTGCGGTATATGGCGGTTTCCCTGAAGCTCGACTTCATTTTTCTCGATCACATCTCGATTGTGGTTTCTGGAACGGAGACGGACAACGAGCGAAAGGACATCGATATCCTGATGACTGCTCTGCGCAGCCTGGCGGAAGAGACCGGAGTCGGCATTCACGCCGTGGTTCATCTGAAGCGCGTCCAGAACAAATCGTTCAACGACGGCGGACAGGTGACGCTCGCGGACCTTCGCGGCTCAGGCAGCCTCGAACAGCTCTCGGACAATGTGATCGCTCTGGAACGCAACCAGCAGGCAGACGGAGACGAGAAGGATCACTCGAAACTGCGGGTGCTGAAATGCCGCGAGACCGGGGATACCGGGGAAGCGGACACGCTTTTCTACAACCGGGAGACCGGATGGCTGCTGGCTGAAGAAGAGACGGAGGGTTTCAAGGACGAAACCGGACAGGGTAGAACATACAACGAAAAAGATGAGGATTTCTAGTTATGGGAATGACACGATCCATGCGCCGCCGTATGCAGCGCGAAGCCTTCAACCGACTCTGCAAAGTGACTGTTCCGATGCCGCCGCCCCCTCCCTTGCCGTGGTGGCGGAGGATGTTGGAATGGCTCGGGCGGAAGCTGAATGGCTGATCGGATTTTGTTCGACATCGAGACCGACGGACTCTATTGGGATGTGACGCGCGTTCACTGTCTCTGTCTGAAAATTCTCGGTGAAGATCGGGGGCGCTGTTATACGGATACCCCGGTGGGCGGGGAGGACGGCACACTCGCGGATGGATTGAACATGCTGTCGGTGGCGGGAGAACTCGTCGGACACAACATCATCAATTACGACCTCGCGGTCCTGAAAAAGCTGCACGGCTTTACCTTCGGCGGGAAAGTGACCGATACGCTTCTTTTGTCGAAGCTGCTGTTTCCCACGATTGAGACGCGGGATATGATTCGGGCGAAAATGGGCCGATTTCCCGCGAAGCTGATCGGCCGCCACAGCCTCGAAGCGTGGGGATACCGACTTTCGAACCACAAAGGCAGTTTCTGCCACGAGACGGACTGGAAGACGTACAGCCGCGAAATGCAGCAATACTGTCTTCAGGACCTCGAAGTGAACCACACGCTCTACAATCGCTGTTTGCAGGAGGATTTGAGTGAGGACGCACTGGAGCTGGAGACGGAAGTCGCAAAGATCATCACGCAGCAGAGCATCAACGGCTGGCCGTTTGATCTGGCGAAAGCCCGTGAACTGCATCTGGCGTGGCTGGAGGAACGGGACCGGATGGATGCGGAGATCACCGCGAAGATTCCTCCGTTCATCAACCGTGAATGGTTCACGCCGAAGGTGAATCGGGCCGACCTCGGCTACAAGGCCGGAGTTCCGTTCGAAAAAGTGACGCGCGTGACATTCAACCCGAACAGCCGCCAGCACATCACCCGCTATTTCCGTGAGAAATACGGGTGGGAGCCGACCGAACGGACGGAAAAGGGACAACCGATCGTGGATGAAGAGGTGCTGAGAAGCCTTCCGTATCCCGAAGCTCCGGCTCTGGCCGAACGGTTCGAACTGCAAAAGCATATCGGAATGTTGGCAGAGGGGAAGAAGGCATGGATCAAACTGTACAATCCGGATACCGGACGGCTGCATGGATCGATCGATACGCTCGGTACACGGACGCGCCGCATGTCCCATCGTGACCCGAACGTCGCACAGGTCCCCGCTCACAGTAAATACGGCCAGGATTGCCGAAGCCTCTTCGGAGCCCCGGAGGGGTACACTCAGGTCGGCATGGATGCCGATGCTCTGGAGCTGCGTTGTCTCGCTCACTACATGGCCGCTTATGATGACGGAGCCTATGTGGATGTGGTTCTGAACGGTAGCAAGGAGGACGGGACCGACATTCACAGTCGCAATGCGAAGGCGCTCGGCCTGTCGCGCGACCATGCGAAAACATGGTTCTACGCCTTCATCTACGGTGCCGGTGACGAAAAACTCGGACACGTAGGAAGCGACAACCTGAGCAAAACACAGGCGATTCGCCTCGGGTCCAGACGGCGGGCGGCCTTCCTCGCCTCCCTCCCGGCCCTTGCCCGTTTGACGGAACGGGTGCAGGCCTTGACGAAGGAACGCGGGTATCTCTACAGCCTCGACAAGCAGAAACTGATCAGCCCATCTGTTCACGCGGCGTTGAATACGCTGCTGCAACCAGCAGGAGCCATCCTTATGAAGAGGGCGCTCGTGATCGCCGATGACAAGCTGAGACATCGGAAGATCGACTTTCAGTTTGTGGCGAACATCCACGACGAATTCCAGCTGCTGATCCGCAACGACCATGTGGAGCTGGCGAAACATCTGCTGCTCTGTTCGATACCCGAGGCCGGACGATACTACAACTTCCGCTGCCCGCTTTCCGGTGAAGTAAAGATCGGAAGGACATGGGCGGATACCCATTGATCAACAGAAGAAAGGAAAGACAAAAATGGAAACGATAAAAACCTGCAAGGTTCTGACGGTTCTCCTCTGCATCGAACTCCTGTCGTCGCTTCAGTTGCACAGGCACAGCGTCCGGGACAATCTGCGGGGGAACGCCGTAGCCTATCTGGAGTGCCTGCTGCGGGAGCTGCGCCGCGATCTCGTTGACGAGGAGCTGAACAGGACGAAGAGCGGCTTCTGGCGAAGCTATCAGAAATTCATGATCCCGCGCTGGCTGCACAACTGCTATGTCGAGATTCTGCGGACGCGCCCGAAGGAGGCAGATGAATCCGAAGAGTGATGCTTCCGCTCCGGTTCTGGAGCTGGACGAATTCGGCGGAGCGCTGATCGGACATGCGATGCCGACACCCACCTCCGGCCGGGTGGCGGTCTACGATTATGACGCAATAGTGGCCCTGGTGATTGCGAGAACCGGATGCAGCCGGAATGAAGCCGAAGGGCATATTCACAACCGGTATCTGGAGCGTTACCTGGGAACGGCCAGCCCGATCTTCTGCAAACGGGAGGAGTTTGAAAATGGGTAAATGTGGAAAGCTCTGCGAAGTGTACAGCCGCGTCTGCGGATACATTCGCCCGGTGGCGAACTGGAATCGAGGCAAGAAGTCCGAATTCGCCGACCGGAAAACCTTCGACATCAGGAAGGCAAAAGAGAAATGCAGCTCCTGATCGATGCCGATCTGATCGTGATGCGGTTCGCCTGCCGTCACGAAACAAAGTGGGATTTTCCGGAGAATGAGCACTCGGCTCCGGACGATCCTGATTTCATCACACAGGAGGTGGAAGAGGCAGAGAGCGGCGCAAGGGTGTTTATCCGTGCGCTGCAAACCCGGACGCAGGCCGAGGAGGTGCTGCTCTGCTTCACCGGAAAGGAAAACTGGCGCAAGCAGGTGTTCCCGACCTACAAACACAACCGCGCCGGGCGATGGGTTCCTGCCCTCCGCGAGCATCTGACCGGCTTCCTGATGCGTGAGTTCCCGAGTTTGCGAGTGGCGCAGTTGGAAGCCGATGATCTTCTCGGCATTCTTCAGACCGAGAAGAATGCACAGGATACAGCGACGGTCATCGCCTCCATCGACAAGGACCTCATGCAGATTCCCGGCTGGCACTACAACTGGAATTATGATGACAAGCCTGTGTTTGTGGACGAGCTGGACGGAGCATACTTGCACATGTTCCAGACGCTGATCGGAGATGCGACGGACGGCTATCCGGGGTGTCCGAAGATCGGCCCGAAGAAGGCTGCGGAAATCCTGCCGCGCGACGTGCTGACGAACCCGCTGGAGACATGGAGCCGCATCGTCACCGCCTATGAGCAGGCCGGGCAGGACGAAGAAGAGGCGATTGCCAACGCAAGGATGGCCCGCATCCTGCGCTGCGGCGAATATGAACATCAACCGAAACGGAAGGTGAAGCTCTGGCTGCCCTTCGATCAAGAGGAATGGAAGGAGTTTTGAAAGCGAATGAGCTGGATTATCGAATCATGTGTGATCTTGGTGCTGGCGTTTGCAGTAGCTCCGCTGCTGATATTCGGCACAGGGCTTGTCGTCTTCAACCTGATCGAGCTGTACGGGATACCAAAAGGGAAGAGAGGAGAATGAAAGTGATGGAACCCTTGATGAAATTTCTCGGACTCTATCTGATCATTTGCCTGCTGCTTCAGGTGTTTACAGTGGAACCGGAGGAGGAAGATGACTGGTGAGTTGCTTTTGTTTCTTGCGGTTTCCTTTTTAGCTGTTCTTTATGTCTTCGCCATTCTCTCCGGACTTTTGAAAGCGACTCCACCTTATCACGGCGGAACGGAAACGAAATACTTCGGAGTCTCCGAGAAGCTCTGGTTAAGGCGTGAGTTCAACACTCTGGAAGATGCCCGGTTCTGGATGAAACACCGCCGTATCCTCTACGATGACAACCCGGTAATATGGGAGGTGTGGACAGAAATAAAGTTTCACGAGGAAACGGACGTTGATAAACAAAAGGAGGAATAATGCCTACGCTACATATCTTCCGGGGCCTTCCGGGTTCCGGTAAATCCACGCGGGCGCGAAATCTCGCTGCGGAGCTCGGTGCGATTTTCATCGAAGCCGATATGTTCCATGTCGCAGACGGGGATTACTGTTTCAACAACAGGCGTGCCGGATATGTTTACAGGGATATGCCGAAGCTGCTTGGCTCTCTTGCAGCACATGGGATGGATATTGTCTATGCTGGCGTCCTGCCTGTGGAAGAGTCCATCCTCCATATCGCAGACCCCTGCCGCGCTTGCGGGTACAAAATCAACATTACGACGTGCTCAGGGAAGTGGGGTAACATCCACAATGTCCCGAATGATGTGCTGGAAAGTATGAGAAAATGCTTCCAGCCGAGTATCACAACAGAGAACCTCTACCCGGAAATCGGAAAGGAGAACGTCATATGAGCAATTCGTCGGAGCTCCTTCTTCTGATTTTCTTTTGTTCCGGCAGCGGCTTCCTTTGTGGAATTGGTGTGATGCTGCCGTCGCCTTCACTTCCGAGGTGTCCTAAGATACCGAAACCGCCGAAGCTCAAAGTCAGGGTCAGGGTATTGCATAAAAAGAAATCTAAAAACAGGGGATTACTGTGAATAGAAATCGGTATGATTACAGTGTAAAAGACTCCGGCCGTCGCCAGTCCTTCCGCACCGGGGCGGTCCGGGATACGGAGGAATCCAAGCCCAGGGTCGATCTGCTCTCTCCGTTTGTGCTGGAGCGCGTGGGCGCTCACATGCGACGCGGAGCGGAAAAGTATTCGGCGTGGAATTGGGCCAGGGGCATCCCCTCGTCCCGCTTCTACGCCTCGCTGCTGCGTCATCTGACCAGCTATGCGGAGGGAAAGCGGGACGAAGATCATCTTTCCGCCGCCATGTTCAACCTCATGGGACTGATCCACAACGAGGAGCTGTGCGGACAGCCGATTGAGATCGAAACGGAGCCCGGCGAGTTCCACCTTCTTCCGAAAGAGCTGCTGGATTTTCCGAAGTTCCGCAGGTCGGAAAACGAAAAGGAAAGTGACGGAGAAATGACGGATCATTCCGTTGTTTTCCCTCAGGAAAGTGACGGTCCGTGCAATGGCGCGTAAGATGGACAAGCTCTCCGAAGCCATATGGTTTCAGGGACGAGCGGACCGTCCGCGTCAGCGTGTAGACTGGAAGCGCTACCGGGAGAATTACGCCCGTATATTCGGCGATAAACCGTTGAATATCATGAAGATGGATGATCCGTTCAGGCGCTCCGGTCGTTAACCTGCCACCACATGGAGAGAGAACCGGAATCCGCTCAGGAACCGGAGATCGATCTACATATATCATTTCCGGGATTCCAGATCAGGGAAACCGGATTCTCCCTCTATAGAATCTATAGCATCCATAGCTTAAGA